AGGCAGTTCCCCCTTTCGCAGAGCGTGTGGCTCTGGTCACATTTGGAGACGACAACATCTTTGGAACGCATCCGGACGAGGAAAGATTCCATATGATCAGTGTTTCGGAAGCATTGGCCACGATTGGGATAAAGTACACAAACACCTCGAAGGATGGGGTCTCTCTTCAAGAGTTGATGAATATTCTACAAGTTGACTTTCTCAAAAGAGGCTTTGGTATACATGATGAAATTGGGAGGTGCATAGGTGCACTCCAGCTCGAGAGCATTTTCAAATCATTGGCCCTGACTAAAAAATTGAAGAAAGACCAACGGGAAAGCGTGGCTGAAATTTGTGCAGGCAATTTGCGCAACGCTCTCGGTGAGTTGTACTGGCATGGCTCGAATGTGTATGATGAGTATGTGGACTCTTTCTTGTCTATCGCTCAAGCAGCGGTCGACGATCAAGGCAATAAAGTCATTGATTATTATCGACCATTCTCGAAGGAGGAGTTGAAAGAGAGATATGAGAACACGACTTGTCGATACATTGCAGCCCTCGAAATGAATCAACAGCATGGATTTGTCATCAATGAGGAAGAGTTTGATGAGATTGTCAATTTGCAGGATCAATTTGAAGAAGCCCACGATGTATATCTGACTTTCCCCGTCAACACAGGTGGAACTGTGGAGTGGTATCCACCTCAGGACATATGGGATGTGAGATTCCGATGGACATTTGGCAATGAAGCCGTCTTCAGCTGGGATATCAGGCTGGAATTGGATTTCAGAATCAAGATCCAGAGTGCTCTTGCCGAGCGGAAGACACGAAGGCTATGTCGATTGCTAACCTCTTCAGCTGTGAGGTATATTTTTGAATATGCATTTGAACCCCATATCGTGCCTAAACTTAATGATGAGAGAGCCTTCGGTGTTGTACGATCCCTATGGTTTAACCAATTACCGAGGCTAGTCGGCGAGGATGTGGACCAGCACATCCTATCTTTCTTTCAAGGTCCTTTGGTCAAGATGCAGGATCGCAGAGGAGGGTATGTATCTGCAAGCATATCCAAAGTATATTGTGCAGAGTTAGA